GTGGAGAAGTTCAGCACACAGGTGTTGTCCCATTCCTCAAAAAGTTTGAGGCAACTGTCCGATGCTGCACTCAAAATGGCATCCGTGGTGGATCAGCAACTGTCCACTTCCCAATCTGGCACCAAGAAATAGAAGACATCCTAGTACTAAAAAATAATAAAGGAACCGAAGATAACCGTGTTCGTAAGTTAGACTACAGTATTCAAATCTCCAAATTGTTCTATGAACGATTTATCCGTAACGAAGAAATTACTCTTTTCTCTCCACATGCAGTTCCTGGTCTTTATGATGCTTTTGGGACTGATGCATTTGACGAGTTGTATGTGGCTGCAGAACGAGATGAGTCTATTCCTAGAAAAACTATTGGAGCACAAGAACTCTTCTTGGATCTCCTAAAAGAAAGAGCAGAAACTGGTCGTATTTACATTATGAATATTGATCACTGCAATTCTCACTCTTCTTTTATGGATAAAGTTGAGATGAGTAATCTGTGTCAGGAAATCACACTTCCCACTAAACCTATTCAACATATTGACGATCCAAATGGGGAAATTGCTCTTTGTATCCTTTCTGCTATTAATATTGGTAAAATTAAAGATAATGAGGATCTTGAAATTCTTTGCGATCTTGCTGTTAGGAGTCTTGATGAACTCATTGATTTTCAAGGATATCCCGTCAGAGCAGCAGAAATCGCCACCAGAGCGCGTCGTTCACTTGGGGTAGGATTTATTGGTTTGGCACATTACCTTGCCAAGCATGGCGAACGTTATGAGGATTCAAGGGCATGGCAACTAGTTCATGACTTAACCGAAGCGTTCCAGTATTATTTAATTAAAGCGACCGTTGATCTTGCACAAGAAAAGGGTGCTTGTGAATACTCACATAGAACCAAGTATGGACAAGGTATTCTTCCTATAGATACTTACAAAAAGGATGTAGACGAAATTGTATCTAACGAACTTAAGTATGATTGGGAATCATTACGGGAGCGTGTTAAAAAGTACGGAGTACGGAACAGCACGTTGTCCGCACAGATGCCTTCGGAGAGCAGTTCCGTTGTGTCAAATGCAACCAATGGGATCGAACCTCCTAGAGGGTACTTGTCCATTAAAAAGTCCAAGAAAGGACCTCTTAAGCAAATTGTCCCCCAGTATCAAACTCTTAAGAACAATTATACGCTTCTGTGGGATATGCCTAGCAATCGCGGTTATATTCATATTGTTGCAGTTATGCAAAAGTTCTTTGATCAAGCGATTTCTGGAAACTGGTCCTATAATCCAGAACATTATCCGGATAATGAAGTTCCTACTTCAGTAATGGCACAAGATCTTTTAACTACATATAAGTACGGTTGGAAAACTAGTTATTATCAAAATACTCATGACATGAAGAATGACGAGGTTGAAGAAACCCGTAATTCTCTTGAAAATTTAATTTCCAATATTCTAGAATCGGAGGAAGAAGATTGTGAGTCTTGTAAAATTTAAAACAGGTTTAGAGGATGTAAAGGTGATTAATCAAATGACTGTTTTCAACTCCGAAGAAGTTGATACCAAAAAGCAACCAATGTTTTTCGGACAACCATTAGGAATTCAAAGGTATGATTCTTACAAGTACCCAATCTTTGACAAACTAACAACTCAACAACTAGGTTATTTTTGGAGACCTGAAGAGGTTTCCTTACAAAAAGATAGAGGAGATTATCAATCTCTTCGTCCAGAACAAAAGCATATTTTTACTTCTAACCTGAAATATCAGGTAATGTTAGATTCTGTACAGGGTCGTGGTCCCGGTATGGCATTTGCTCCATACTGCTCACTCCCTGAATTGGAAGCATGTATGAAGGTCTGGGAGTTCATGGAAATGATCCATTCCCGGTCATACACTTATATTATTAAGAATGTCTATTCGGATCCGTCTGAGGTGTTTGATACGATTCTTAAAGATGATCGTATTTTAGAACGTGCTGTCAGTGTAACTGAGGCATATAATGATTTCATTAATAGTGCTCATCATTATGGAACTTCTGAACTTTGGAAACACGCCCAAGAACAAGTTCCTTATGCACAGGCAGAAAGATATGAACTCAAACGAAAACTCTTTAGAGCAGTTGCAAACGTTAATATTCTTGAAGGTATTCGCTTTTATGTCAGTTTCGCTTGCAGTTTTGCATTTGGCGAACTCAAACTTATGGAAGGAAGTGCAAAAATCATCTCACTAATTGCCAGAGATGAGAATCAGCACCTTGTCATCACTCAAAACATTCTTAACAAGTGGAAGGAAGGTGATGACCCTGATATGAAGAAAATTTCACAGGAAGAAGAGCAGTGGGTCTACAAGACCTTTGAGAACGCTGTCAATCAAGAAAAACTTTGGGCAGAGTATCTGTTCAAGGATGGTTCTATGATTGGTCTAAATGACAAACTATTACAGCAGTATGTTGAATGGATTGCAAATCGTAGAATGAAGGCGATTGGACTTCGCCCACTTTATGATATTCCGGCAAAGAATAATCCCCTTCCTTGGACTGAGCACTGGATTTCCTCTAAAGGACTTCAAGTGGCACCTCAGGAGACTGAAGTTGAATCTTATATCGTTGGAGGAATTAAGCAAGATGTTACCAAAGATACTTTCTCAGGATTCCAATTATGATGAATGGTGTGAGCAAGAACTTCTAAATGCATATAAAGAAGCAGCAGAGTATGATGATTTCCTTTTTGGAGACCACGATTACTCTTATATTTGGTTAGATGATAAAACTAAAGATGTTTCTTGAGGGTCTTTGTGCCCTCTTTTTTTATAAATATTTTTAGTAAATGCTTATAAGTGTAAGAAAATGCTTGGATCTGATGTTAAAGGTTTATATGAGGCATACGGCAAAATTTATACCCCTAAATTTGAATCAATTCTTGACGAGTTGTCTGATGAGCATATAGATCAACTTACAGAAGATTTAATTGAAGAAATTGTAGAAGAAGTTTTTTATGAGTGCTTAGAGGAAGGGTATGATATTACTAATGTTGAAAATGTACTAATAGAGTCTCTTGAAAAGTCAATTACTGCATTAAATGAAGCGGTATTACTGGAATTAAACCCATATGCTCCAGCAGGTTCTAAGGAATCTGGTGAATATAATAAAGCAACTACTAAATCAAAAAGATCTGTAGAAAGATCTGCAAAAAGAGCAGAAGTTATTGGAAAGGTAAAAGAGAAAGTAAAAAAAGTTGGGGATACAATTAAACAAAAAGCAGCTGGTGCTGCTGTGAGTGCTTATGCTGCTGGTAAAATGGCAAAGGATGCTGCTAGCCCAGCGGTAAAAGCGGCAGGAAAGGCAGCACTACAGGGTGCTGGGAAAGTTGCTGGAAAGGCAGTAAAGTACGCTAAGAAGGCAGGAGAAGCGGTTTCAGCAGGGTATAAAGCAGGGTCTGAAGGTTCTTCAGATTCAGATTCTGGTTCGGATTCAGAATCCTCTTCTTCGACAGGTTCTTCGTCTGGAAGATCGCGTGGATCTATTAGAAGTGCTGCCGGAAACCTACTTAAGAGAGGAATTAAGAAGGTTCTAGGAGTTGGTGCAAGGGCAGTTGCTGGTGCAGCAAAGGGAGTGCATGGTCTTGCTGATAAAGCAGCAAAAAGACTTGGTGAAGAAGTAGTTGATGAGGCAAAAGCAGTTGGAAAAGCAAGATCAACTGATGAAAATCCAAAAGGTGCAGAAGTTCGTGTAAGTTCCGGACGTGGAATGACAATGACTCCTGCAAAAGGACTTGGTGCTTCAAAGAGCACTGCTAATAATCCTGCTGCTGATGATTTAAGAAAGGACTATTATGCTAAGCAAGCAAAAGCAGATCGTCGTGCTGCTGCCAGAGATAGGGCAGCATCTGGTGAAGATAGAGTTGGTAGATTAATTCGTTCTGTTCAGAATTCTTCATATGAACCAGAAAACCTTTATAATCTTGTTTTAGAATATCTTATGACGGAAGGTCATGCGGATAATCTAGAAGAAGCACATTATGTAATGTCTCAATTAAGTGACGAGTACATACAAAGTATTGTTGAGGGCGTCATGCCTGAACCAATTGATCCAGTTGCTCATAAAACAGCACAAAAAACACAGAAGATCTATAATTTGGGGAAGGGAACAAATAACCCAAATGAAGCACAATCTGCTTTAAAGAGAACAGGACCACAACTTCCTGGAGTTTGATATAAGAATCATAGCATAAACAAAGGGGCTTGACAAGTCCCCTTTTTATTGCTAAAATCGCTTTGCTAAGGTTGAAGATAAATAATAGCTCTATAAGATTACTATATGAGCTATGAGAATCCTTGGAAATATAATGGAGAGATTTTTGAGTCTCATCATATTGAAAATTACTTTGGTTTTGTATATCTTATATCTTGTACTAGGAATGATCGTAAATACTGGGGCAGAAAGTATTTTTGGTCTTTTAGAACACCTCCGGGTAAAAAAAGAAAAGTAAAGCAAGAATCTGATTGGAAAAAGTATTATGGTTCTTGTCCAGAATTAAAGGCAGATATTAAAAAGTACGGAAAAATATTTTTCAATAGAGAAATTATAAGTCTTCATGAGAAAAAAGGTGATTGTAATTATGAAGAAACAAAGCAACTTTTCCTAAATAATGTATTAAAAGAATCTCTTGACGACGGTACGCCAATGTACTATAATTCCAACATACTTGGCAGATACCTGAAAAAAGATTATGGTAACTTTGGAAGAGACTCTTCGCCAATCTCATGATTGGGCAGTTGATCGGATTCATTATTTAAGCGAACAAAACATCGATGATGCTTATTCGATTCAATCAGAATTCAGTGAATGGTTGAATCCTGATATCGAAGATCACGATATTTTTTCTCTTTCGTATATTGGAGATTAAAAATTGAAATAAATATTTAATATGTTTTCAATAGATAAGTGACACTTAAGAAACCATCAGATTTATTCAGAAAAAAAAGTTCTTATATAACCGAAGATTATTCCCCGATTGTTGTTGGGGAATCTGTTGGTCTGACTGAAACTTTTGATCGTTTCAAAAACAATCTTGAAAAAATTGATGAACTGTCAAATCAAGTTGAATCGTTAACGGAAGAAATATCGTCAAAGTTAACCAAAAAAGATTTAGAAAATGCGATGATATCGCATTTAATGGTTGTTAATGAAAACTTTAAACTAATTCAGCAGCAAGTTAAAGGTCTTAACAAATCAGATTTAAATGAATTTCATAAAAGTTTAAACGAAGTTGTTTCTATAGTTAATAACTTAGTTACTAAAGAAATTCCAAACTATAAAAAGAAAATTATAAATTCTGAGTTTAATATTGGAAGTAAGTTTGAAACTTTTAAAGACTCTGTAAATAATAAAATTGAAGACTATCATTTGGTAATTAATGAGTTAAAAGAAACTCTTGATAAGTCTTATGAATTGAGAAATGAAATAAATTCAGAATTAGAAGATATAAGACAATATAAAGAAACCGTTGATAAGTATACTGATAAGTTTGTTGAATTTACAGAAGATATTGACGCAAAATTAATTGATTTTAAAACTGATGTTGTCATCAATGAAAATCACTTAAAGAAAGTTGAAAATTTTATTCTTAAAAATCACAATCATATTGTTGAATTAAAGAAAGAAGTTTTCTCTGAAATTAGTAGATTATCTTTAGATGATATTAATGAAAATATCGATAGAATTGAAGGTAAGATAAAGTATATTGAGCAAGTTTATGATTCAATTAATGCTGAAAATTTAATTAATGAGTCTTTATTAGCTGAACCACCAGAAACTGATAATGAAGATCCACTTACACCATTAAATAAAAAGTTTGTTACACAGCAAGATTTACAAAATCACTACAGATTATTTTTAAATCGTGTACAGCAACAACTTGCAACGATTGGTGGTGGTGGTGAAACACAACTTAAATATTTGGATGACGTTGTAGGAATTGCAACAAATCCTGCTCAATATGATGGTAAGTTTTTAAAATATGATCATACCTTAAGAAAATTTGTATTTGATGACAGTTCTTCAATTACAGTATCTGACACAATACCAACAGATCCTGTACAAGGAGATCTTTGGTATGATAGTACGTTAGGAAGAACCTTTATTTACTATGTTGATCCTGATGGAGCACAGTGGGTTGATGCCTCACCATCTAGTGGATATCAAACTCCATCATATTGGATTCCAACGAATGTAGGTATTCATACATTATCTAATGTTGGTGTTGGTACAGATAATCCAACTTCAAAACTTACAGTTCAGGGAACAACGTTAGTTACCGGAATTTCTACTTTTAATTCTGATATTAATGTTGGTATTAATACTAGTACCGGAGTAATTTTAACTTCACCAAATGGTACAAAATTTAGATTAATTGTTGATGATTTTGGTGCATTGTCTACAGTCATCGTTCCGTAATTTCAATAAATAACTAGATAAGAACCCTGAAAAATGGCAATAAATTTTCCAAGTTCACCTACATTAAATCAAATATTCATTGTTGGTAGTATTTCCTACGTTTGGAATGGGCAGCAGTGGGTTGGATTTTCTCTGGGTGTTCAGGGACTTCAGGGTACGCAAGGTGTACAGGGTGTTCAGGGTGTTCAGGGACTAGATGGTTTATTTGCTGGACAAGGTGCTCAGGGATTGCAAGGCAATCAAGGTGTACAGGGATTACAGGGCAATCAGGGAATTCAAGGAGTTCAAGGTGTTCAGGGTGTTCAGGGTAGTCAATCCGTTCAAGGTTCTCAAGGAACTCAGGGAAGGCAAGGTATTCAGGGACCTCAGGGTCTTCAAGGTGATCAGGGGACTCAGGGAACACAAGGCACACAAGGTCCTTTAAGTAATTTTCAGGGAACTCAAGGAAATCAAGGTGTTCAAGGTCTTCAAGGAGATCAGGGGACACAAGGCACACAGGGGACGCAAGGTACTCAAGGATTTCAGGGTGTTCAAGGTCTTCAGGGAGATCAAGGTACTCAAGGAAATCAGGGAACACAAGGTACTCAAGGATTTCAGGGTGTTCAAGGTCTTCAGGGAGATCAGGGAACACAAGGAACTCAAGGAAATCAGGGTCTTCAAGGAAATCAGGGTCTTCAGGGTGTACAGGGAGTTCAAGGTCTTCAAGGTCGTCAAGGTCTTCAGGGGGTACAAGGTGTTCAGGGTGTACAGGGAGTTCAAGGAGTACAAGGAGTACAGGGTGTTCAAGGTCTTCAAGGAAATCAGGGACTTCAGGGAAATCAAGCAACTCAAGGTGTTCAAGGAACGCAAGGGGTGCAGGGTGTTCAGGGTAAAATAGGTTCTCAAGGAATAATTGGTCCAACTGCATCTGTTCCAGATCAATCTGTAATTCTTGATGATATTTCTTCACAATTTAATAACTCCACAACACAATTTACAATATCTTCTGGCGGAACTAATTTCATAAATAGTGAGATAGATGGTGCAGCAAGATTACTTGTTTCTGTTGGTGGTGTTGTACAACAACCGGATCCAACTCAAAATTATGGATTTTATATAACTGGTGGTTTAGATAGAGTGAGTGATCCCATCAAAATTAATTTTGTGGAAGCACCGAGATCTGGATTGGCTTTCTTTGGAGTCGCAATAAAATCTACAAATTCTCCAACGCAATTACCATATGCGACAAAAGAATCAGCAATTACTTATGCAATCGTATTCGGAGTTTAATTAACAATGCCTAAAAGAAAGGAAGAGCAATATGTATTTGATGCTTCTGCTGGAACAGTAAAAGTTCCTGGTCATATTGAACTTCATGATCTCCTTCTGATTAATAATGCAACTAGGGGAATTGTAATTGCAAACCAATTTGAAGTTGGAAAAACATTTACAAAATCTCATTCCCACCCACCATTAGGTTCTGATCCAGATTTTCCATACTCCATTGATGGTACATGTACTTTTATCTTGGATTATGATACCAGTGGAATGAGTGATGATGATGAATTAACAGTTTATATTGAAGACGAAAGGCAAGGTGCTAAGGTTAGACCTTTTGACTTTGGAACTGATGCAATTGAAAGGATACGTGTTTCAAATCCAACTTCATTAATTGACGCTGACTTTGAGTATGGTTTGCAAGATACTAAGTGGCAATCAATCGGATTAAATCGAAATATACCATCCTTCTTTGAATTGCCGAGCTTACCATTAACTGTTTCTGCATTAACATCTGATGGTGCTGCAGGATTTTCTAATATTACAGTCACCGTTGCTTCGGGAGAGGCTCTTACAATTGATACTCCGGTTTCTGTTTCTGGATCTCTGAATGAATTAGCTGACGGTATATTTTTAACAACAACATCAAACGGGACTACGTCTTTTACATACAAGGCTAGAGGGTTTATTCCTGCAGGAAGTGTATATACCACTTATATTTCAGTTAAAAAGGGTGGTGTATTCGGATCAACTTCTTTAGCAGTTGCTGGAGTTTCGACAGTTGGAGTTGGAACCACAACGATGGTTACTGTTGACTTTTCTGAAAATCATGGATTTGTTCCTGGATCTCCAATTGCAGTTTTAGATTCAACTGCTGGGTTACAGGCTCATGAGGGATCATTTTTTGTAAATAAAGTTCCTTCCGGCACTAGAATTGTTTATGATGCTGAACAAGTTGTTGGTGGGATTACAACTGGAAATCTAACAATATATGGTAAAAATGATGCTAATTTTGTTCACAGACCATTTGATGGTGGAGTAAAAATTAGTAATTATTATCCTATTCATGGGTTGGAAGCAAAAAGACAAACAAAAAGATATTTTAGATATCAGTCTGGAAAAGGATTTTTCTACTCTACTGGATGTCTTTTGGCACCTAATTATGATATTGAAACGATCACGTATTCAAATCCATATATTGAAGTCACGACATATGATGAGCATGGATTGCAACCTGGTGCAACTATAAAAATTGTTGGAATGGTAAGTGCCAATTATAATGGAACTTATGTAGTTGAATCAATTTCTTCCGCTAAAATTTTTAAAATTGTTGCCGCAGAACCTCCAACTGTTACTCCCGGAGTCCAAGGTGATACTGCAAGAGTTGCAGTTACAAATTGGACTGGTTGTGCAATTAGGGCTGGAATGTTTGATGATACTAATGGAATGTTCTGGGAATATGATGGGGATAGATTGTATGTTGTAAGAAGATCATCAACTCAACAAATTAGTGGAACGGTTGAACTTAATAATGGTGTTCGTGTTGTAACTGGAACTTCAACTAGATTTACTGAACAATTAAGTGTTGGTGAAAAAGTTGCAATTAAGGGGCAGAGTTATTTAATTACTGGAATTATAAGTAATACTGAATTAACAATATCTCCGGAATATAGGGGTACAGATAGTGTTGGTAATAGAATTTCAAAAATTATAGATCTTAAAGTTCCTCAAAGTCAATTTAATTATGATAAAATTAATGGAACAGGATCTTCTGGATTTAATCTTGATATTACCAAGATGCAGATGTATGCAATGCAATATTCTTGGTATGGTGCAGGATTTATTGACTTTATGATTCGGGGACCTCTTGGTGAATTTATTACCGTTCATAGATTTACAAATAATAATGTAAATACAGAAGCATATATGAGATCTGGTAATCTACCGACCAGATATGAAGTTTCTAACTATACATCATTAGGTAAAACATCAGTCGCAACTGGTATTGGAACAACTTCATTAAGTTTAGTTGATGCAACTGCTTTCCCAGTTCCACCAAATGGTAAACAGAATTTTGTATTAGTTAATTCAACTCAAGGTGGAATTACTTATGAGGAGATAATGTCATATACTGGTAAGACATCGAATACTCTTACGGGAATTACAACAACTGCTCAGTTTAATTTATTCCTTTCTGGTAAAAATAGAACGTTTACCGGTGTATCATCATCACAAAATCATCCTGCAGGATCTAGCGTAATACTCTTAAACACAACTTGCTCCCCATCTATTTCACATTGGGGCGCTGCTGTTATTATGGATGGTGGGTATGATGATGATACTGGATATCTATTCAGCCTTGCTAGGTTTAACGTTACAATTCCGGGTAATACAACCAGAACAGTTTTATTATTCAGACCTGCTCCTTCTGTTAGTAACACAATTCCCGGTTTATTGGGGGAAAGAGAGGTATTGAATCGATCTCAGATACAATTTGATGCAGTTGTTGTTAATAATCAATCTGCTAGAAACATTGAAATTGCAGGAATTTTGAATCCAAGTAACTCTATTGGTGGAACCGGTTTCTGGATAAATGCGAATAGGACTACGGTTGGATCTGCTGGAGTTTTCCAACCATCATTTGCTCAGTACAATACTTCGTTTACTTCAGTTCCAACTGATGGTGAAGTTCTATTCAGGTTCTTATCTTTGAGTGGTACATCGACATTTGATCTAACAAAAATTAAAGAAGTTCAAAATTCTATTATTGGTGGGGATAATACTTTCCCCGATGGACCAGAAGTTCTGGCATTGGTTGTTGCAAACCAAAACTCCCAATCTGCAACTCTTGATATTAACCTAAGATGGACGGAGGCACAAGCATAATATGGCAGAACTATCTAGAGGTCAATTAATAAAGAGTCCAGATATTATTGGAATTGGTGATACTTCTGCAAAGATAAGGTTTTTTGATGGTGATGAAAATGCTTATATTGATTTAAAAACTCCAAATATAGTCGGTATTTCATATACCTTAACTTTTCCACCTGATGCTGGACAATATGATTATGTTTTGGTTAGTGATGGGAATGGAGTTACGAGTTGGGTAGAAAATCCAAAATATTGGTCACCAACATCAATTGGAATTAATACATTATCAAATGTTGGTATTGGAACAACGAATCCAACATCAAAATTAACTGTAACTGGGGATGTTTATATTTCTGGTGTAATTACATCAACTACATTTTTTGGTCAACTTAATTCTGGTGTTGCGACAGCTACACAGTTAAATTCCTCAAATGCAGTTTTAACAAATATCTATTCTACTGGAATAACAACCTTAGGAATCACCACGTTTACTAATAATGTAAGTTTCGGAACTTCGGCTTATTTTGGTGATAATGATGCACTGTATTTTGGAAATGATAGTGATTTAAAAATCGTTCATGATAGTAGTAATTCTATCATTCAAGATATTGGTTCCGGATCACTTAATATACAAAGTGACGGTGTTGGAATCAATCTACAGAAAGTTGGCGGTGAAAATTTAGCAAGATTTGTTGTAGATGGTAGTGTAGAACTTTATTATGATAATTCTAAAAAGTTTGAAACAACTTCTTCCGGAGTTTTAATCGGATCAATAGGAATTTCCACTGATACTGGAGTTATTAGTGGTCCATCTGAAATTGTAATCGATCCTTCTCCAGTTGGTGATAATGCTGGTGTAGTTAGAATCAAAGGTGATCTTTATGTTGATGGCACAACAACGACTGTAAATTCTTCTATTGTTGAAATAGCAGATAAGCAAGTTGGAATTGCAACAACTGTAGGTACTGATGCTCTGCTAGATGGTGCGGGTATTGGTGTTGGTGCTACTCAAATTCGCAAAACTTTTACATATAATGATACTACGAAAGCATTTGAATCTTCAGTTGCTATTGGAGTAACTGCTGGAAATGTTTATAAGGTAGGAACTGATACTGTACTGTCTTCAACAACTTTAGGGTCTGGAGTTACTGTATCTAATTTAAGAAGTGTTAATCCAGGATTAATTGATGATAGGGTTGAGTTAACAGCGCCAGAAGTTGCAAGTAATGATTATGTACTTCTTTATGATAGAACTGATGGACAACTGAAGAAAGCAACAATTCAAAACGCTGCTTTCCAGGGTATTCAAGGTGTTCAGGGAAATCAAGGTGTTCAAGGTCTTCAGGGAGATCAAGGAACACAAGGTTTAAGTAATCAGGGTGTTCAGGGTAATCAAGGACTTCAAGGTAATCAAGGACTTCAAGGTAATCAAGGAACGCAGGGTTTAAGTAATCAAGGTGTTCAGGGTAATCAAGGTAATCAAGGTGTTCAAGGTCTTCAAGGAGATCAAGGCACTCAAGGTAATCAGGGATTGCAGGGTAATCAAGGAAACCAGGGTTTACAAGGTCTCTGGGGTGAGCAGGGGACGCAGGGTAATCAGGGACTCCAAGGAAATCAGGGACTCCAAGGAAATCAGGGTCTTCAGGGAGTTCAGGGCAATCAGGGACTCCAAGGAAATCAAGGTCTCCAAGGAAATCAGGGTGTTCAGGGTAATCAAGGAACTCAAGCAACTCAGGGAACTCAGGGTAATCAGGGAACTCAGGGATTACAAGGTCTCTGGGGTGATCAAGGAACCCAAGGTACTCAAGCAACTCAGGGAACTCAAGGAACCCAGGGTAATCAAGGTCTTCAGGGTAATCAAGGAACCCAAGGTACTCAAGCAACTCAAGGTACTCAAGGAAATCAAGGATTACAAGGTCTTAAGGGAGATCAGGGTACTCAAGGCACTCAAGGCACTCAAGGAAATCAGGGTCTTCAAGGTAATCAAGGAAATCAAGGTGTTCAAGGCAATCAAGGTCTTCAGGGTGATCAGGGTACTCAGGGAACTCAAGGTAATCAAGGAAATCAAGGTGTTCAAGGAAATCAAGGTCTTCAGGGTGATCAGGGTACTCAAGGTCTTCAGGGTGATCAGGGAACTCAAGGGTTACAAGGTCTTAAAGGAGATCAAG